TGCCGACGTCGGCACCGTCGGCCCAGACTACAACGGACTGCCCGGCCAAGTGCGGTACGGAGAACGTCGTCGAAGGCGCTCCGCTGAACGTCTTGTGCGAGTCGGCCAGCTTGCACTGCGCCTTGTCGCCGCGGCAGTCCAGTTCCTGCGCCCACTTCTCGCGGTAGCGAACGGTGGCGCCGTTGATGGTGCGGCGCACGACGTAGTAGACCTGGTCGTCAAGATCTCCCGCGATCGCCGGTTGGATGCAGACGTCCTCGATGAAGCCGTTGGTGGTGATTGGGATCATGGCCCTCACCTCCTCGGCTGAGTTCAGCACGCAGACGATGACCGTTCCGTCGGAACGCACCATGTGCACACGAGTGTCTGGCTTGCGCTGGACGTCGATTCGCACAATCCCTGGTGAGCCGATCTCCGGCGCCAACTCCATCAGGTCGACGGCGCTGTAGTCGTAGCTGCGGATGTCGAACGCCAACTCGAAGACCTTGCATCCCGTGCGGTCCACGAAATACCCCATCTGGTCGACCTTGACGGCGGCTGTCGTACCTGATCCCTGGGTCGAGCTGGCCTTCAGATTGAAGTTCGTGGGCGTCAGCGGCTCGTCAAGGGACGACGAGCGCACCGAGTACTCCGCCCCCTGGGCACCGACCAGCATGCCCTTCAGGGACAGGATCCAGTTGATCGTGTCCACTGGACCTGAGCCCACCGTCCGGTCGATGGTTCCAGCGTCGCCGAGGAAGGTTTCGTCGAACGAGTCGAAGGCGTCCGAGATCGAGCCCTGCACACCGTTCTGGCCTGCCCACCACATGCGGCCCTCGTGGATGCCGACGGCCGTTGGCCAGCCGTTCTTGTCAGACCACTTCCCCTCCTCCCAGACGGTGGACGCAGCGGTGCCCCCGAGCGAAGTCAGCACTTCGGCGCCGACGGATAGGGAGCTGGTGAAGTCCGTCACGCGCACGACGCCGCGGATGCTGCCCTGAGAGAACGTGAGCGTCGCAGTCGCCGTGCCGCTGGTGTAGGCCGCCTCGATGCCGATGCGGTAGTAGACGATCTGGTTGTCCAGGCCGTCGCCATAGGTCGTGCTGGTGGGCGCCGTCCAGGACTTGCCGGCGACGTCTGCCCATGTGGCGTTGTCGAACGACTGCTGCAGGACAACCGTCGCCACGAAGACGCCCGTGATGACGATGGCGAAGCCGCGCTGGGCGGACAGGCCCGTCACGCGGATTGACGGCGAGAACGTGTTGATGGCCGAAGCGGCGATCGTCGTCTGCTGACCTACAGACGTGATGCTGAAGAGCGCTCCAACGTGGGTTGTCTTGAAGAGCGGAACCGAAGCTGTGACCGTGATGTTGCCCGTGATGGCGCTCGCCGCCAGCGTCGTCGGGCTCGTGTTCTGCAGGTTGAAGGGACCGTCCGGCGACTGGTACAGCACGATCGACCAGCTGCGCCCGCCGGGCCGCGTACCGCGGCGCTCGATTCGGCGCTGCTGGTGGCCGGCGCAGGCGAGGAAAAGGACGTCTGCCGACTGGTCGTAGCGAACGCTGTTCAGGTCGCTCGCCAACCAGGGCGTCGCCAGTACCACCGCGCCGGCAGCTTCGATGGTGCAGGATCCCACCCAGACAACCTGCGACTGAGAGCTGAAGAATCGGATGTAGAAGTCCCCCGCCGGTGTGATCGAGAGCGAATGCGTTCCGGTGTAGAGGGTCGTCTCGCCTTGAAGATCGTCGTCACCGGACGTCGTTCCGATGCGCAGCAAGACCGGCCCGCGCGTGATGACGATTCGAATCCCATGCTCGACGCCGGGCGACGCGTTGGTGACGTGCTGCTCACGGATCGCGCGTGCGGTGCCGTTGCCCAGCAGTTGCATCTTCCCGGCCGAGACCCAGCTGGAGACGGCGCCAGCGGCGTCGAAGCTGGTCCATGATCCCAAGTTGGTCGCGAACGTGCCGTTGACGATTGCCGTGGCCACCGCGACCCGAGCCAACACGACGTCGTTGATCCACACCCGCATGGAGCCGTCGGTGAGCTCGATCTCTGCCAGGTCGTTGGTGGCGAAGATGAACTTCAGGAAGCGGCACGCCGAGTTGTTCAGGATGCCGCCGAGGTAGGCGAACCCCGCGCGAAGCATCATCGGCCCGAGAACCTTGGCCATCCAGTTTGTCTGCACCTGGGCAGCCATGGTCAGGCGCTTGACGTCCGCGCGAGCGAGCCCGCGGCGATCGACGACACCTCGGTTCAGGCTGTAGATGGACGGGATGGCGCGGGTCATCTCAGCCGATCAGGGAACCGTTGCCGCCCGAGTTGCCGCCATCGCGCCGGTTAGGAAACCGGTTGCGCGCACGCGACCAGGCACCCTGGGCCGGAAACTGCGGCGGCTCTTGCTGGGCCGAGGAGTTCTTGGCGACCTTGAGCATGCGATCACGCTTGGCCTCGAGCTCCGCTGTCGTCGTCCCGTTGTTGGACAGCTTGGAGATGATCTTGCTGGCGAAGTGGACGGCGACGACCTCGCGGAAGGTCTCCGGCCACTTGTTCAGGTTCATGCCGTAGGCCGCGTCGTTGGAAACGTAGCGCACGTAGATCGTGTCCAGGTCGCTGTACCAATAGCCGCCCTCGTCGACGTAGCGAGTCAGCGGCTCGCGCATGTACTCGTCGGGGCACACGGCGCGCGTGCAGCAATAGTCGGTCGGCTTGTCGAAGGCGCGGTTGAACCCGAAGCCCGGCTGGATGCCAGAGTCGTAGTCCAACTGCTGCGAGCGCGTGGCGAAGTTCCATTGCCCGCGCTCGAGGATGAATTTCACCCCGCCGGACGACCAGACCTGGTCCAGCAACCTGCGGGGTTCTCGGTTCTCCGTCAGTGAGCCAAGGAAGCGCTCGCCGCATTCGAGCAGCGCATCGTTATAGAGGCTCAACTGCGTTGTCACGGCGGAGCCTCAGCGCGCCAGGATCGTGGTCTCGTAGCTGGCGATCCAGCCGAGCGCGGCGCCCTTGTCGGCCAGCTTCTCCTCGAGCACCTTGCTGTCGGACTTGCGCAGGACGCACCACTTGCGCAGCGGCCCTTTGAAGACCGCCTCGAACTCGTCTGCGGTTGCCTCGCCCGTCTTGACCTTGCCAACCAGGTCGTGGTGGTGGAGCAGCGCGACCTGCGCCCAGTTGCGGCCCTTGTCCTTGACCAGCAGTTCGAGCAGATATTCGCCCGAGTCGATGCGAACTTCGATGCGGTCGTAGATGGTCAGCTGGCCGGCGATGTGTGACCAGTAGCCCGGGTCGAGGATGTCGTCGACGGTCGTGCCTTCTTCGGCCGTGCACACCCAGTCGCGCCGCAGGTACTCCGCGTTTTGCATGCGCTGGGGGTCGACCACCACGGCGCGCCTGGGCGCCGGCTTGGCCGCGAGTTCCGTGGCCGTGCTGGCCTTGTCCGCTACTTCCGTCATGTTCCACTCCTCAGTGAAAGAAAAAAGCGGACGAGCCTTGGAAGGTCTCGCCCGCGCATGCACCCCTTGATCAGGGGAATCAGTTCGCCGTCGACGTGTTGAAGCTGCCCGTCGAGAGCGAGGCGCCGGCGGTGGACACCGAAACGATGATCCCGAAGCCCGCGATCACGCTCGAGCCGAGCGACGTGTAGGAGGCCGTCATCAAGACGTCACCCGCACGCATGCCCAGGTAGAAGCCGTCGCTGAAGAAGTTGGACGCCGTCATGTCGGTGGTCGCGTTCGTCGACGAGTAGTACCAGAGGCCGCCGCCGCCGCCGCCGGGGCCGTTCGGGTTGTTGGCCGCGGTCGACCCCTGCGTGGACAGGAACTCGGTCGAGCCGGTGAGGGCCGGATTGCAAGCGAACGGCGCGACGAGTTGGCGTGGCGGATTCGATTGCGACGAGGCGGCAGTGGTGCCGAAATAGGCCATGGTGTTCTCCTGAAGTCGTGGACTGGTGGCGGCGGCTTAGGCGTAAGCCGAGCCGTCGGTGGTCCAGATGACCACGCCGGTGTTTTGCAGCAGCAGCGCGTTCATGTAGCAGGACGCGCGGGCCCAGGTGTAGGCCTGCTCTTCGTCGTAGCCCACAGGCGTCTCGACGCCGGCCGTATCCATGGCGTGACCCATGGCGGTCTTGTGGTACATGAACGACTTCTCGCTCGTCGTACCCTTGCCCGGAAGGTTCGGGTGCTCGACGATCAGCGCGTTGCGCCAGCGGTAGGCCTGCGGCTTGTCCTTCCACGAGGCGTTGTTCTGGCCGGCGAAGGGCTTGACGTCGACGTACTGCGCGTTGGCGAACTCGGTGGCCTGCTCGAGGTAGGCGATCACCGACGGCTGGCACAGGAGCGTGATGTTCGAATCCCAGGGGATCGACGCGTTGGAGAGCTTGACGCGCGAGTTCTGGAACAGCGAGACGTTGGGGATGACGCCGGCCGCGCCGATGGTGACGGTGCCGGTGTTGAGCTGGTTGATGATCAGCTCGTCGATCTTGCGGTTGATCACCGACATCGTCGTCATCTGCATGATCGAGCGCTGGTTGCCCTGCGACGCGAACACGTTGAAGCCGGTCTTGCGAACCAGGTCGTGCCATTCCTGCAACGTGCAGGTGTTCTGGTTGTTCGAGTCGTTGCGAGCCGGAATGCGGCCGTTCAGACCTCGGGTCACCGCGCTGGCGCCGCCGGAACCGACGACGAGGAAGACGGCCTGCTGGCCCTTGATCACCGCTTCGGTGGTCACCGTTTCGCGGAGCAGCGTCTGGTGCTGCTCGAACGCGGCGATGAACTCCTGCCGGTACTGGATCTGGAATGCGCTGTCGGACATGAGGGACTCCTGAAGGAACGGATTGAGATCAACCGTCGCTCGGGGTGTCCGTCATGTGGCATTGCGCACAGGGTGCCCTCTCACGAGGGGCTGGCGGCCCGCCAACGGGGCCTTGCTACTGGTAACGGAACGAACTTTGCCCGTTCGCCCGTCGCCTGTCCGTTATCGCGTATGAGAAGAATCGGCTCTGCGGATTACCGTGTGGAAACGGCCACGACCGAACAAGCTGAGAAAACGGATTTTCGTGTGGAAACGGAAGAATGCGCCGCCGCATATGTTGCCGTACAAATAATGCTTGCTAAGCGCTGCATTGTTGCCGTACAATAAAGCATAGCAACAGGAAACAGTCATGGCATACCGCTCAAAGCAGGCCCCGCTTCAAAGCATGTACCGCACGATGCTTGTTCTTGCCGCCGACCCGAGCAGCGAGCTTTACCACGAAGGGCATCAGCGCAGCGGCGCTGGTCACCGAGCAGCGTTTTGGGATGGCTATAACGGATTCACGCCGACGCCGCACGTCATCCCCGGAACGTTCTCGGAAGCCTGCTGTGCGGCGGGGCGTGACTTCCGCAAGCGGCAGGACAAGGTCGGCGTGGCGGTCGTGCCCAGCGTGCCAAAGCTATTCGTGACACGGGGTGTTCGATGAGCGAACTGGCAAAGAGAAAGCGGGGCCGCCCAGTTCTTCCGCCTGAACATCAGCAGACCGAGCGCGTCGAAATGCGATGTACGAAGGCTCAGCGCAAGAAGCTGAGTCGGCTGGGCGGCGTTCAATGGCTGCGTGACCGAATAGACCGCGCCCGTGAACCTACAACCTCGGACGGCCCTCACTCGATTCCACACGGGGCCGTCGATGAGCCGTGACATCGTTTCCACACGTTATTCCGCAGAGCCGAAGAATCAGCCGCGCGGCTTGAGCTTCTCGCGTGCGTCGAGGAGTTCTCGGTAGCGTGCCTGCATTTTCTCGTCCTTGTCGTAGGTCCTGCGGTCTTCGCGCATCACCTTGTCGATCTTGGCGAGTTCCTCATCGACGCCTTGGGCCGGGTTGTTGTTGAAGCCCGGCACCAGCGTTCCCGTGGGGTTCTGCACCAGCGCCAGGCCCATCAGGAACCGCAGTGTCTCCGGATCGCTCCCCACCGGCGTGCCGTCGGCGAGGCGCCCGCCCAGCAGCTTTTCTTTGAACGCCGGCGTGGCCGCGCCATCGAGCAGGTTGTGGATGAAGGTGATGTTGCGTTTGTACTCACCACCCCACTCGGCGCGCAGCGCCTCCTCGCCGGTTTCCTCGAGTTCGACGTCGCGCGCAGCTCGGCCCTGCGCTTCGACCTTGTTCATCTCGGCGATGAAGCCGATATTGGCTTTGACCTGGTCGGGCGTCATGTTGGCCGCGTGCGCGATCGGCAGGTAGCGCTCCATGAACGCCTTGCCCTCGTCGGACAGCTTGCTGATGTCCTTGCCCAGGTCGTACTTGTCGGGGGCCTCAGGGATGCCGTTGGCCGTACGCCATTCGGCGATCTGCTCCGGCGTCGAATCCTTCTTCAGGACGGGCTTCAGGTCGCCGCTGCTGATGCGGTTCTGCGCGGCGATCAGCGCGTCGCTCAGCGCCTCGGGGGAGGCGTAGCGCTGCAGGCGGCCCAGCACCTTGGCGTCGCCCTTGGCCATCGTCTCGCGCCAGGTATCAGGCCACGCTGCTTTCGAGGCAGCTTCGTCTGCCGGAGGCGGGGGCGATGCAGCCGGAGGGCTGGCAGCAGGAGGCGCTGGGGCGGCTGGCGGCGATGCGGCGGGAGGAGCTGCTGCAGGCGGGGCCGGGGGTGCGGCCGCTGGCGGCGCGCCACCTTCGGCGCCGCCGCTGTCGCCACCGTCGTCAGGCTTGCGGAGCAGGTGATGGAGAAGTCGCATTTTGTTCCCTCCTCAGGGACATCAGGTTGAGCGTCAGCAGTTTCGAAACCTGCTGACCGACGAACGCTCGCCCGAGGGCGAACGCGGTGTCCCGATCGCTCGGGTAGTAGTGAAACTCGTACCGGGCGGCGCCCTTGGTGATCAGCCAGTCCAGTGCGCGCTTCTGCTGCTCGGGCGTGGCTTCTCCGCGCTGCAGGGCCTGGAACGCCGAGGCGTCTGCCAACTCATAGGCGGCGGGGATGAAGGGGCCGAACGCGAGCGTTGGCGCTGCCGACTTCTGGGATTGCCTGCTCATGCCATCGCGCCCGCGGTCTGCGTCGGCCCGGGCACCATGCCACTCGCGCCGAGGTTCTTGACCGTGTTGGAGGCCTGCTCCATGGCTGCCAACTTGGCCTGCGCTTGCGCTTGCGCCTGCTGCGCCTGCATCTTCTCGTCGACGCTGGCTTGGCTGTTGATCCAGGTGGCCGGGACACCCACGCCTTGAAGCGCGTCGCGTAGCGCCACGACAGCGTTGGGGACGAACTGCGCGGCCGGATCGAGTGCGACGGCCGAGGCGATGAGCTGGCTGGCCTCCTGAAACTTCTGGCCCTTCTGCTGGTCGATGATGTCGTGCAGCGGGGACTCGAAGGAGAAGCTGATGTCAGCCCCGCGCAACTCCTTCGGCCACGACTGGGGCGCGCCGAACGCGCCGTTGCGCAGCAGAATCTCGAAGGTCTCGTCGCAGACCGAAGCGTTGTATTCCATCTCGGTGGGCTCGAAGATCGGCAGCGCCCCACGGATGTACTCCTGCACGCGCTGACCCACCTCGTAGGCAGTCATCTCCGGGCCGTTGGCCGGCAGCTTGAGAGTGTCCAGGAAGAATGCGCGAGCCAGCAACGCGCGCGTGTCCTGGTTCATCTGGACGCCGTAGTTGAAGCCGCGGAAGTCCTGCGTGAGCGGGCGCAGCGCCTCGCCCAGGCGCTCGTCGTACTCCTGGTCCACCCACGTGATCCCGCCGGCGTAGAGCGCGACATCGGATCGAACGGCGTCCTGGGTCGCGATCATCGGCGGCGAGGTCGCCTTCTCTCCGGCCTCGAGCAGCGTGAACGTCATGGCTTGCAGCAGGCGCGCGTCCGGCAGAGCACACACGGTAGCCGGGCTGTAGCTGTACTGCGATCCCGACACGGTCTGCCAGCGCGGGATGATGTAGTGGCGGCCCCAGATCGGCGTTGCCTCGATCAACTGGTCGTGCGAGACGTCGTAGTAGATCGACCAGCGCGGGCGGCCGTTGGCCTTGTCGTCGTACATCTCCGCTTCGACGACCAGGTGCATCACCTCGATCTCTTCGAACGGCGTCTTCCGCTCGATCTCCTTCACCTTCTCGTGGACCTTGTCGCCGAACAGGCGGACGAGCACCTGAGCGGTGGGCTTCCACTTGCGTGCGACCAGGCCCAGCTTGCCTTCTTCGTTCTCCTGCCAGCACATGTCGCGCAAGTGCCAGCAGCGGTACAGCAGGCCGTCTCCGGTGCGGTTGAGCTCGACGCTCAGGGCGCACTGTCCGAAGGCGGCATAGTCGTGATCGCCTTCCTTCGTGGCTCGCGTGAACAGCGAGCGCTGGTCGTACATGGCGCGGCGCTGCGTGCGTTCGAACCACTCGAGGTAGCCCTTCACGTCGGCGCTGTTCTTCTTCTCGTAGCGAATGCCTGGGTGAAACCAGGGCCGTGCCGTCGGCCGCAGCATGGTGGCGAACTGGTTGCCCAGCTCACGCCGGCACTGCACCGGGTAGGACGACATCAGGTTGGCGGCGAAGTCCGTTCCGATTGAGCGCGTGAGCGTGAAGTCCGCGCGCTCCGGATAGAAGTTGTCGCTGATCTCTTGCCACAGCGAGTTGAGCGAGGCCTTCTTTCCGAACAGGTTCTGGGCGAGCTCGACGAGCTTCTTGGCATCCATGGTGTCAGCCTCCGCCGAGCGAGCCGCCGCCGCCCGAATTTGTCAGGATCGTGGACGACCGGCCGCGGCGGGCAAGCTGCTGGATCACCTTCTGCTGCTGAGCCTGCTGCTGGGCCAGCGGATCAGGCATCGCCGTGGGAGCCTTCGTCTTGGGTGGCTTGGGCTGCAGCAGGCTGCTCACCACCGCCGGGGCGACGTACTTGGCTGCCGTGGCCGCACCCGAGACAACCTGAGATGTGAGCGATGCAGCTGGCGCAGCGGTCGCGCCGCTGGTGCCCGCGACATCCGCTGCTGTGTAGCTGGCGGCCGAGCTGGCGGCGGCGGAATCTGCAGCGCCAAGGGTGCCCGCTGATCCACCCATGGCCGTAGCTCCGGCCGCGCCAGAACCGCCCGCAGCGCCTCCACCACCAGCTGCACTGCCCTCGGCCGCAGCACCGGCTCCCAGGTAAGCAGTTGCAGCCCAGCCTGCACCGATGGCTGCGCCGACCTCGGCCGGGTGGCTGTCGCCCCAGTCTGCGAGCTGGCCCAGCGGCTTGCCCACGCCGGGGATCTTTGCCAGCGTGTTCTTCGTGCCCCAGTCCGTGATGCCCTTGAAGGGGTTGATGGCGTTGGCCACCGTATCGACGGAGTGGAACACGTCCCCCACTGCGTCTCCAACTGCTCCGAAGCACATGATCAGCTCTCCTTGACGTAGAGGCCGCCGACGTGCGACAGCCCACAGATTTCGAACAGGCGGCCCACGCGCTCGGGCTCGTAGCCGGTGCCGTTGGAGAACGTGTCGTCTACCGAGCCTCGCGCGCGCGCCTCATCGAGGAACGCCTGGATCAGCTTGGCGGCAGCCCACGGGCCGCGGTGCTTGGGCGTGATGTAGAGCAGGTGCTGGTGCGAGACGACCGCGGGCGTCCAGGGCAGCGTGGCACCGCAGACGCCCGAGATGAAGCCCACAAGGTCGAAGGCGTCGGAGAACAGTCCAAAGCCGATGAAGTGCGGTGCGGTGAGCATGCATTGGGCGTGCGCCAGCGCCAGCTCGTCGACGTAGCCCAGGCGCGCAAAGCGGCTCTCCATCGTCATCTCACGGCCGAGGTCGACGATCTGTTGCGCTGTAGCGTGGCCGACGAGCGGGCGGATCACTTGCGCCCCCTTGCCGAGAGGGGCGTGCGACCGCTGGCCACCACCTTCGGCGCGTGCTGTAGCGTGCCGCGGCGACCGGGCTTCAGTTCCATCCATTCCATCGCATCGGTGAGCGCGCGCGGGCCGGCGTACCAGGCCATCATCACGGCATCGCCGCGATCGGTGGAGCGGCCGAGGCGCTTGCACACGTCTTCCTTTGCCTCGACCTGAATACCCTGCGGCGTGATCTTGAAGGTGGGCGCAGTCAGGTCAGCCAGCAGGCGGTTATCGCCAGGCGGCAGCATGATGGGTGAGCCGCCGGGCTGGTCCGGGTCGAGCGCCTCGCGAAACAGCCACAGTGCGGCGCTGCGCGTGTTGGTGAACTTCAGCTGCCCGTCACGGCTGCGGCGCATCGACTTCTCGGCGCCCTTGTAGCGGTAGCACTCAATGTGGTTGTCCTCGAGCTTTTCGTAGACTGGCCCGCCGTAGCCGCCACCCATGTCGACGACCACCAGGGCCTTGTTCTGGCGCACGGCCACCACGCGGCCGGCGCAGTAGGATCCAGCGCTCTTGACTGGAATCTCGGCCGCGGGTACCTCGATGATTTGCGGGTAGTAGCCGTCGTAGCGCGGAGCCAGGATCATCGGATCGTTGCCGCCGCCTGATGCGTCGACGCCGATGGCGCACATCGGCACGCCCTTGGGCGGCTTCTCCGTCCAACGTTCCTGGGCCAGTTGGATCCACGCGGTGGGAACCGTCTGGTTGGCGGCGTCCTTCATCGACCCGCTGAACTTGCCGTACAAGAGCTGCGAGCGAAGAGGCTCTGGCAGCGACTGCAGGCGAGCGCGGTACTCCGGGGTGTTGCGCTGCGGGTTGTCGACCAGGCTGGCCGGGATGAAGGTGTAGGACCTCGCCGTATAGAACTCGCCCTCGACCTCGTATTCGCCTGGTGCGTCGACCCAGACGATTTCGTACTCGTCGCCGCGGGTGATGCCGAGTGCCCACCGGATATCGCCTGGCGCGGCCGGGTTCGGAAACTTCGGGTCGAGCCATGGAGCGAACCACTTCATGAGCCACAGGCCATCGGCCGATCGTGGCGGGTTCGAGCCCAGGATCACGCGTGCGCGCTTGCCGGGCGCCGCGCGCAACCACGCGATGATGCTGGCGACCTGCATCTCGAGGAACTCGCCGGCCTCGTCGAAGGCCATGTAGTCGCGTTCGCGGCCGGCGTGGTCGTTCCAGTCGCCAGCCATCTGCATGCCGCCCAGCTTGAGCGACTTTCCGCTGGACCAGCTCCACTCCAGATCCGTGCCATTGAAGCTGGCCGTCTGGCCGATCAGGAGCTTGCCCTCCTTCTCCAGGCCGTCCGTCTGGTTGCGGCCGCGGCGGAAGATGATCCCGCTCTCGGCCTCATTGACGCCCCAGCCCAACTCAAGGTAGGTCTTGCCGCCCCCGGCTTGACCGCCGTACAGCAGTACCTCGGCCTCGGAGAGGTAGGCGTCCGTCTGGGGCCCCGGGTTCGGAACGAACTTCATGGCGGCCACCTGCGCGGCCGCGTCTTTCCACACCGCCTCCTGCTGGTCAGGAGGCAGCACTGCGACCCTGGCGATGATCTCGTCCAGGGCCGACATCTCAGATCCCGAGCTTCCCGAAGAACGAGAGGACTGCATCCTTGGCGGCGATCACCTCATGCTCGAGGTACGGGATAAGGCCGACGAGATGCTGCTTGGCTTCGTCGATCTGGCTCTGCACCGCCGAGACGTCGGCCTCGGCCTTGGACCGGATGTCGGCCGCGTCGGCCTCGAGCTTCGCGATGCGCGCGTTGATGGATTCATTGAGCGTTGTCATACAGGATCTCCGGAAGGTTCAGGTTGGTCGTCGATGGGGAAGCGGCGGGGATCGCACGCGGCCCGCAGTGGTCAGCCTTGTCGGCCCACGTGTTGTGCATGTAGCTCAGGTCCTCGATCGCCCCCTTGAGGAAGTGCGCGCCGTCGGCGCATGCGCGGGACTGGGCCTCGGCAGCGGCGAGGCGGCTCTGCAGTTCCTCGCGACGCGCGCGGACCTTGCGGTAGCTGTGCGTCCACTCGTCGATGCCGTACTTGAAGCGCGGCGTGAACAGGTCGGACTCGGCCGGGGTGCCAACCTCGATGCCGCGCGAGCGCGCGATGTAGGTGAGGTGGTGGATGCCGGCGCGCTGCATCTCGTACTCCTCGCCGGCGGCCATGTCCACGCCCCAGAATCCGATGGTGGTGGCGCCAGCCTTGATCGCGCGAGCCATCATCCAGAACAGCGAGGAGGAGCAGAACCAGTGGTTCGGATCGAACTCCTCGAGCGTCTCGTTCCAAGGGAAGACCTCGGAGTCAGGCAGCGCAGCGACAGGGGCGCCCGTCCAGAGCTTGACGCCGCGGCCCGGAAGTGCGGCCAGCCATTGGCAGTACTCGGGCGAGAACCAGGTCTGGCCGGGCTCCCAGAGGTGCATCTCGAACCATTCCGTGACGCGCGGCGCGACGCCGTACAGGCCCGGCGAGCAGCCGTAGATCTGCCACTCCGGATCCCCGTAGGGCGCCAGGCGGCACGAGGCCGGCGCGGAGCCTACCAGTGCGACTTTCATTGAACGTCCCTCCTCAGGGTGCTAGGGGTCAGCCGGTTCTGCACATTCGTCGAGGGACCGGCAGCTGGCCTCGCCAAAAAGAGCGCCGAAGCGCGCCCATGTGCAATGGGCCTCTGAACTCAGTAGGTGGAAAACGAGATGCCGGGGCTGGCAGGGCTGGCGCTGAGCCAGATGCCGCCGCCGTTCGTCGAGACACAGGCCAGGCTGGCCGTATGGCCGACGCCGGCGAACGTGACCTGGTTGAACGAAGAACCGGCCGACGTGACGATGTTGGCGCCGGCGCCGAACTGCACCGCGATCCCGAGCGTGCTCGAGCTGATCTGGGTGATCTGCTTGTAGATGCCGACCACGGGAGCCTGCAGCGTGTGAATCGCGCTGGACGCAACGGTGCAACTGAGCAGCGAGAAGCCATTCGCCGAGAGCGAGGTCGGCACCGTGCTGGTGATGTTGTCAACCGGCAGCCGGGTGTCCTCCTCGCCGACTTCGTAGCCTGCGGCGTCCATGCCGGCACGAATGCCCATCATGGAGGTCAACATGCTGCGGCGAAGAGAGGCGCGCGATTGGCCGGTGACGGCGGTGCTTCCAAGTCCAGCCATGATTGGCTCCTAGGTCTATTGGCCGAAGCCAGGGGTGGCGAAAATGTTGGCGCTGCCGGCGGACGTTGCCGCGCTCAGCCAGCCGCCGGGGTCGGTGACGAAGGCACCGGCCAGCCCCGCGGGGACGCACATGCCGAGCGCGGGCGTGGAGGTGGTCGGGTAGGCAGCGGTGATGGCCGATGTCTTGCCATCGAGCACGAAGACCGGCGAGGTCGTCGGGTTGGCGATGAACATGCCCTGCTCGTTGCCGGTGCTCACTTGAACGGCGGCGCTCCCCGCGGACGATGCCGCGATGCACTTCGTGGTGTTGCGCTGCTGGAACGCGTTGAGCGGCATGCGTGTCTCCTGGTGATGCCAGGATTGGACGGTGATTGCCGCGCGTTGTCGCGCCGGGACTATGAGAACGCAAGCGTCTGCGGCGCCTACCCAGTGAATCCGTCTATCACCAGATCCGGGTTTCCGCCGGCCGCCTGAAACCCACGGGCGTACGCGGCAGCCTCCAGCGTCGGCATCCATTCCTCACACACGATGCAGGTCAATCGCTGCGGAATCTTCCCAGCCACGCGCTCGATGCCGGTCATGTTGAACTGGTGCAAGGGGCATGCGATGAGACGGCCTCGGCGTTCCTCTTCACGCTCCTGCTCGGATTTCGCTTGGGCATCGTAGAGATCCAGCGATGCACCGATGCGCAGCCGACGATTCTTCATCAACTCCGTCCGCGCCAGCGCTACCCAGCGCAGCCAGATCGCCTCGGCCTCGCTGCGAAAGCCTCGAGCCAACTTGGCCTGCAGGCGCTCGATGACGTCGCGCTCCGGTACCTTGAGCTCCTCGTCGCGAATGGTGATGGGGTACATCGGGGACATGGCGTCAACTGTTGATCGCCTGACACAGCGTCAGCGTCTGGGGCGTCAAGAACGAGATCCGCGACGCCGACGTCAAGTGCACTGTGTCCCCCGTCCAGTTGGCCGGTGTGTTGGTGTACGCATCGCTGGTGCCGATGTTCGTATCGAGGCTGACGCGCTGCAGTGAGTCGACGCCCAGCGAGGCGTAGTTGGCGAGCATCGAGGCGAGGAACGGCCCCCGGTTGGTCGCGAACGTCGCCGCGTCGGTGCCGTAGCTGAAGGGCTCCCACCAGCCGACTTTGCTGGTCGGCCACGTCGACTTGAGCAGGGCGATATACGCCACCGCGTCGCTGTACGCTTGCGCGGTTCGGCCGGTGTTCACCTCGTTGTAGTACTCGCTCGTCACGATTCGCGGCGAGATGCCGGTCAAGTTGATGACCGCCGCCATGTCCGAGAACTTGGTGCTGCCGTCACCGCCGTACATGCCGTACGTGCTCATGCCACCGATCGCGTGGTTGCACCACGTGCCGTAGGGCAGGCCCAGCGATTGGGCATTCGCGTACGGGAACGAGTTGGCAACGTCGACCGTGGTTCCGACGCCAACGGTGTGCGAGTTGCCGTCGAAGTGGAACATCCTCGGCAGGCTCGCCCACGGGATTGCCAAGCCGTACTTCGCGCGCGCCCACAACTCGACCTGCATTATCTCGGCGGGGGTGAGCTGAGAGTCAAAAACCAGAATCTCGTAGAGATAGCCTTGGAACGGGAAGCTCCCGGTGTCGTTGACACTGCCGATGCCGAACGATCCGTTGGCCGAGCTGGTGGCCGGGCCGACGATGGTGTTCGAGCCGATGCACGTACCGTTCAGGTACTGCCGCTCCAGGGCTGTGCCCGACTGGTTGGTGTAGACCTTGAAATTCGCGGTTGTATATCCGCAGGTGATCGGCGTCACCGTGTCCGTGTACGGCCCCCGCAGATCATTCGATCCGATGCCGCGACCGACGCGCGTGCCCGACGCCTGGAACATGAAGCTGTTCCCGCCCGCGCTATTTCCGAACATCGCGGCGTTCGCACGCACCTGGATCTTGTCGGCCAGGATGAAGACGGTGTAGGTCTTCGTGTCGATGATCGCCTTCAGCGCTGGGAGGAGTCCTCCGAACCAGGTCGAGCCCGTGAACTGCACGCCTGGCTTGGTGCCCAGCGCGTTCGTACGGTACTTGGGTTGGTTGGCGCCCGTCGCCTGGGGCACGTTGTATCCGTTGATCGAGTCCGTCCAACCCGTCGTGATGGACGTGTTGTCGCCCTGCGGCGTGATCGCGTCGGCAGACCATCGGGCGGCGAGGTGTGCAATCTGAGGCAGCGCCGGACCGCTGCTCCCACCCGATCCACGCTGCATCCGACGAGTGAGCAAGGACACGACTCAGCCCTTTCCGAGTACGCCACCCTTGGTGGGCTTGCGGGTTTCCTTGGCTTCCGATGCGGGCGTCGACTTATCGCCCTTCTCGTCAGCGGCCGACTCTTCGAGGTCGATTCCGAGCATCGTGATCTGCAGACACACGCAGCGATCGGTCTTGCCGTTGGCCATCTTCGTCTCGGTCGCACTCTGCACCTCGGCCACGATGCTCAGGTGGAACTCGCCACCAACCTCGGGGAGGTTCTTGATGCCGAGCTTCGACAGCTCCTCGTCCTCGAGGCGGATCTGCAGGCCCCACGAGTATTCGGGGACGCTGGGCTTGCTGTACTCCTGAGCCTCTTCCTTGGCCTCGGCCTTCGTGTACTTCATGTCGATGAGCTTGGCGGCCATTACTTCCCCTGCTGTTGAATGTGCTGCCCGGCGCGGGCAAGGATGAAGGCCAGGCGCTTGGCGCCTTCAATCGGGTCAAGGACGCCCGTGTCGGTCGGATCGGTGACTTCCGTGTCAACGCCGTAGGCTTGGCGCTCGAGCGGAACCAGCTTGGCCACCGTCTCGGTGAGCGCCTTCAGGCTGGAAATGCGGGTCTTGAGGTCGTCGCCGCTGGCGGTCGATTCGACCAGGAGGTCTTCGGCCTGCTCGCGAAGCTTGGTCAGCGTCTTCTGGTGGCTGATGCGGATCCGCGACTGGATCTCGGCTTCCACCTCGACGCGGATGGCCTCCGTCAGCTTGACGGCCGGGGACTCTGCGCGCTCGCTGGCGACCAGGGCGGCGGCCACCTTCGCGTCCGCCTTTTCCTTGATCTTGGCCTCGAGGTTGCGTGTCCAGCCGCACTTCTCGGCGTGCTTGACGATGGCCGGATTGGAGACGCCAAACTCCTCGGCGATGTCGCGTAGTGACCGGACGCCTGCTCGGTAGTGGGGTTCGATCGCATCCCAATCGACGCGTGCACGTGGTTCAGCCATGCACTGGATTGGACGGGAGGGCTAGCCAGTTGTCGCCGCGAGACTATGAGAACTATCGGTTTCACGTGGATCGCGTGCTTGCTGCTCGTCCCACCAGAAGTTGTACAGCCTGGCAGCATTCGGGTAGACCATCTGCTTGATTGAGCCGCACTTCAGTTGCGCAATGTGGCCGACGGTGAGCCCGCAGATCGCCTCGATCTTGTAGTCACGGATGCCCCAACGGTTCAGGTCAGCCAGAAGCGATTGGTAGTCGATGTTGGCGGGGATCATGGGTTGAGCTCCCGGGCCGCCATGCATTTCTCATAGCCCGCACGGATGCGCTTGTGCTTCTCGATCAACGCGAGCGGCAGGCCCATCAGGAGCGCGTCCTTGGTGGTGGAATTACCCTCGTCTGCCTTCTTGGCCTCGAGCTTGCAGGCGTTGGCGTCAATCTGCTGCTGGGTCAGCTGCACTGGGGCGCGCGTCGCGCAGCCAGAAATCGCCAGCGCGCAGATCAGGAGGAATGGAGTCTTCATAGTCGAACCTCGATGTTGTGGGACTTCAGGTAGAGCGCGCAGTCGCGCGGGGTTGCATCGGTGAACTGGAACAGCGCGCCCGCGGCGACGGCGTCAGCCCCGTGGCGAATGGCCGCAGCCATGTCGGCAGCGCCAGAGCAGCCGCCACTGATGATCATCGGCACATCGACCTTGTCGCTAAGGAAGCTCAGGAGCGCGAGGTCGTATCCGCTCATGGCGCCATCGAGGTCTCGGCATTGCAGGACGATCTCGCCAGCCTCGCCTGGGATGCAGAGCTCTCCGCGCCCATCGGACAACGTGCTCGCGTGCTCAACAATCGCGACGATCGCCTGGCTGCCGAACCTGTCTGCCGCCTCGTCGATGAAGTCGGGGCGCTCGCGGTAGGCCGCGCCGATCGCCACCTTGTCCGCGCCGGCGCGCAGCAGCGCATCGATGTCTCCCAGCGTCTTGACGCCGCCGCCCACCGTGATCGGGATGAAGCATTCGTCGGAAAGCGCGCGCACCAGGTCGAGGTCTGGCCCCCTGCCCTCCGGCGTGGCACCGATGTCCAGGATCAGGAGCTCGTCGACGCCGCGGCGCGCGTGGGTGCGAGCGATGGCCAGCGCCGATCCGACCGAGCGCGTGCAGGCCGCGCCGAAGCCTGGGCCCTTGTAGGCAGTCTTCCCGCGCACCAGGATGCTAGGGACGATGCGCTTAGCGAGCACGGGTTGCCTCGTTGTGGAAGCGCTCAACGCAGGCCTGGAAGTCCTTGGGTGCCATGCCGATGCGGTCCAGCACGTCGCGGAAGCCCACGCCGGCATACCAGTGCGGGAAGTTGTGATCGAAGGCCTGCACCCAGCCAATCGCCCACTCGCGCTTGACCAGCCCGGCGCGCACGTCCACGCTGATCTGCTGGCTGCCGCGGCCGAAGCCGTACTTGAGCCACATGAAGTAGTCATGGATGCCGGTCTGGGCGTTGTCCAGGTTCTCCGCGGCCCACCAGTTGGCATTGCTGGGTGGGCGCTCGGGCACGACCATGCCGGCTTGGCGCGCGGCATCGGCGTTGCGCCGCGAGTCCCACGGCAGGTACTGGCCGAGGAAGTGAGCCTCGACCGGCGCGTGCAGGTCCTGGACGCTGTACTCCACCATGTCGCGCGCCGTGATGCCCTCCAGCCCGATGAAGTCCGCCGGCCGCAGCCCGAGGAAGCCACCGAACTCCGAGCGCCAGCGCATGGTCAGCTGCATCGCCTCCTCGCTGCCAACCGGGCCGCCATACTGGTCCTGCGGGTTCTCGCCGTAGAACACGAGCGGTACGCCCAACTGCGCGGCCACGTTGAACGGCGTGCTGAAGATCGCCGCGTGCTCGGGCCAGCTGATGTCGCCGACCATCTCCAGGCCCAGCCGGTTCAGCTTGGCGCGCACCGTCATGTTCGGCACGACCTCGATGGTGCGGGCGCGGCGCGCCAGGTTGTCGATGTTGCGCCGGCCGATGTCGGTCAGGTGGCAGGTGCGTGCGGTGACGACTGTCACGTCAGCGCCCAGTTCGAGCAGCGTCACCGCCTGGTAGGTCGAGTCCTT